CACGATAACCCTGCGACCCACTAAAACCGTTGTTTTAACAATACCTTTATTAATCAAGGTATTAACCCACTGTCGAGACACGCCGAGTTTAATTGCAGCCTCTTTCACTAATAAATACATAAAGCCTCCCTAGTTGACTATTGGACAATATACCAAAGAATAAAAGCGAGCAATAAAATTATTTTTAATATATTTACAAAAAACAGTTGACACAAGGTAAACAAGCCCTTAATATCACTACAGCACCACAACAACCAACCAAGGAAACGTAAAATGAAAACAGCAAAAAAATCAAAAACAGAAAAAACAGCAAAATTCGTATTTCATGAAATTGAAGGTTATGTGAACAAAAGCGGATGGATGCAATGGGGTTATATGTCTTGCGACATGGGCTGCGCCATTGGTGCATTAAAAGCAGCTGTAGAAAAAGCCCACAAAACACTTTAATCAACAGGGGCTTCGGCCCCTACCCAACCAACCAACCATAGGAACAAACCATGCAATTTAAATTTAAGATAGACGATATGCATTGCACAGTCGTAGTCACTGACTACACATTAGGCGATGAAGAATTTTTTGAGTGTGATTACAAAGTCTACGACCCCGACCAGGAAGAATTAAAACACGCATTCATTAGTGATTTTTATCACGATTGGATCATTGACGAGATCCTCGACCGCGCATTAGAAGAAGAAAAACACGCCGCCAAAGACGAAATCGCATATCAAAAATGGGAGCGTAACCATGCACAATAACGACCTGGGAGATTTTTTAGTGGGTGTTACATGCGTAGTGGGAGCTGTATTAATGATTTGTGGTGTTATATAACATAACCGGAGAGAACGACATGGCAATAAACCTAAAGAGCATTAAAAAGAATACCGAGCTTTTACCCCCGAGGATCATGCTTTACGGCCCGCACGGGCTTGGCAAAACTACCTTTGGTGCAGGCGCCCCTAACCCAATCTTTATTTTGACTGAAGACGGTTTAGGACAGATCGAAGCGGATCATTTCCCGCTAGCCACTACGTTTAGCCAGGTGCAGGAAGCGTTAGCATCTTTAACCGGCGATCACGATTTTCAGACTGTAGTAATTGACAGTCTTGATTGGCTTGATAATCTTGTGTGGGAAGAAATAAATACCAAATACGACGCTAAAGACTTGGCATACGGCAAAGGTGCCGTGATTGCTGCCGACTACTGGCGTAAGGTGCTAGACACGCTAAACATATTGAGATCAAAAGGCATGGCCAGTATCCTGTTAGCTCACTGCGAAATCAAGCGGTTTGACAGCCCAGAAGTTGAACCGTACGAACGCTATCAGCCCAAACTACAAGCCCGCAGTAGCGCACTGGTGCAGGAATGGTGCGACATGGTTTTATTCACTAATTACAAAACCTTAGTTAAAACCACGGATGTCGGTTTTAACAACAAGGTTACCAGGGGAACGTCTACCGGCGAACGCATTATGCACACGAACGAACGCCCCGCCTACCTTGCAAAAAATCGTTACAACCTACCCGACCAGCTGCCACTGGAATGGTCTGCATTAGCAGAAGCAATAACTGGCAACAATAAATAATCAATCAACCTAAACAACAAAGGAAATACATCATGGCAACATTAAACTTTAACCCCGCATCCGTAGAGCCCCAACAAAACTTTAGCGCCCTGCCCACAGGTCGTTACCGCGCTGAGATTACCGACAGCGAAATGAAATCAACAAAAGCAGGAACCGGAGAATACTTGCAATTAACCTTTACTCTTACGGATAATGAATCCGGTGATGGTCGGAATGTTTGGACACGCCTCAACCTATCTAATCCCAACAAAACCGCTGAAGGGATCGCACAGCGCGAGCTGTCCGCAATCTGCCATTGCTTGGGGTTTGGGGATCGCAATATTTCGGAAAGCGAGGAGCTGCACAACATACCGTTATTTATTGACGTAATACAAGAACGCAACCCAGTAACCGAATCCATAGCCAACAGGATTAAAGGTTATGCCCCGCTAGAAAAAGCAGTTCGTGTTGCTAAAGGTGCCGAAAAGTTTTCATCACCCGCAGCCCCCGCAGTTAGAAAAAACCCCTGGGGTAAATAAATGAGCGAGCTGCCAACCCCGCAGCACACCACCCAAGCTGCTATTTTTCAGCACTATCAGAAAAATGGCAGTTCCGGTGGTCGTAAGCACCTCGGAGCCAGTGAAATTGGACACGAGTGTGAACGATACCTATGGCTTAATTTTAGATGGGCTAAACCCACGAAATTCGAAGGTCGTATGCTTAGGCTTTTTGAGACAGGACAATTACAGGAATCGCGTTTAGTGCAAAACCTGCGCGACATTGGCGTAGATGTATCAGATAAAGACAATGATGGCAAACAATGGGGTTTTGAGGCCATTAGTGGGCATTTTGGGGGTAGCATGGACGCTGCCGGTTTGGGCTTTCCCGAAGCCCCCAAAACGTGGCACGTAATTGAGTTTAAAACATCCAACGCCAAGAGTTTCGCAATCTTGCAAAAAAAAGGTGTCAAAGAAGCAAAATATGTGCATTATGCACAAATGCAGTTGTATATGGGTTGGTCGGCGATGGACAGGGCAATGTATATTGTGGTGAATAAGGATACCGATGACATTTATACAGAACGCGTTAATTTTGACCAGGCAGAGTTCGCTAAACTTTTGGCAAAAGCAGAGCGAGTTGTCACATACCCAGAACCACAAATCCCCCTGGGAGACAACCCCGCAAAACCGCCATTTGTTTGTCAATATTGCCAGTTTAAAGGCCAGTGCTACGGAACAGAATCGCCGTCGGTAAACTGCCGAACCTGCGCCCACGCGACCGCAGCCTTCGATGGCAATTGGGTTTGTGAGCTTAAAAGCAAAACCCTTACAGTTGCCGAACAGCGTAAGGGTTGCGGAGATCACCGCCACATCCCAAAACTGTTAGAGAGTTTTGCCGAGTTAGTCAGTGGGGATGACAATAACACCGTGACATACAAAAACAAAAAAACGGGGAACACGTTTACTCAACCCCAGTATTCTAGCCAAGACATTACAAATACGAACGATAAAATATTAATTGGGGATCCAGGCGTAAATAGCATATTGAAGGAATTTGAAGGATCGAGCATAGACCCACTGCCCGAGCTTACTAATGATCTGCCTTGGTTAACAGAACCCAAACCACCCAAAAAAAAGAAATAGGTGAAATATGCAAACCATGCTAGATCCGAATTTTAAATACATAAATGCTGCACAAACCGACATAACCAAAACATGGAGAAAACATGGTTGGAAACCTCAGCACGAAGTTCTGCACAAACTGCCAAGCACACCAGCCGATACTGAACGGGAAATTTTATTGGGCGGGAAAGATCAAAAGATGGAAGTGCGTTAATTGCGTTAAAACCATCCACAATGTTAGTCTAATGATTAGAAATGCCGTAGCCAGGCATAAGACGGAGGATAACAAATGTGTCACGGAAACTGTAACCAGGGACGAAATTGTACGTGTCAGGATTGGAGAAGATATATGAGAATGATAATTGGCAAAAAAATACCACTGGCAAAACGAGATAATAACGGCAACATTATCCGACATGAATTATTTTTAAGCCCTGATTTTCCTGAGTGCTGGGTGCCATCTCGTTTTAAACTTGAAAAGGCCATGGACAAAATAAAACTAAAAATAATTAATTATCACAATTTAGAGAATATTGTGGTGTGGGAGAAAAAATGAGCTTAGATAACGCAGAAGAAATTATGATTCAGTATTTACTACTTAAAGTTGAGAAAAAAGACTGGCATGGGGTGTCAGACGCGGCTAATGATCTTAGAGAAATGGATGCAAAAAAGGAGGATGACGATGACGGAAGGTGCTAGGATTTTCGTGCAAGGTATTGCCTGTGGTATGGTTTTTTACCTGGTATTTGATTTTATTAACTGGTTTAACGAAGATCAGGCGTAAGGTCTTGTGCCAGTTTTATCGATAATCAGTGTCATTTTACGGGGTGCTGCCGTTTCTTGAGTTGGCACAGAAATATGCGTCCAGGCGTCAAATTCTCTTAAAAGTTGGTCATAGGGCAGATTTGCCGCCATGATTGTTTTTACAACCATGTCAGGGGTTTGACCTGGTATTCTAATATCAGCAGCACACCCAAATCGATGCTGTGAACCGTCAGATGATTTCACCGCGCGATTTACTTCCAGTGACCGATACGCGCTATTAATTATTACAGGCAAGCCGTTAAAAAGCGATCGCACTTGTTCTAAGATCATTGCCAGACGTTTAAGGTTAGGGATCACGTCCGCAGGCGGCGTGTTATCAAACTCACGATGGTCCGTATGCGATAGTTCTTCCAGACTAAAATTAGCCGTCAGTTTCATTATTTTTTTTACCTATTTTTACGCCAGTTACTAAGCCAATAAAACCCCCTACGATTACTTGAAATGATGGCCCAATAATTGTAAATACTTCCTGATCGTCAGTATTTGGGTCTATGATTGCATAGCAAAACATTGCTAACATTGCACATACGATTAAACTTAACGAACCTGTTGCAATTAATATAACTTTGTCTTGTATGCTCATTTATTCGCAACTCCCTGTACTTTCTCAAAAGTCCGCAACCCACCCATTCCTAGCATTGCCATCATTAATTGCCATAAGTTCTCGTCAAGCCCAGGCATTGTGGGCAGAGGATGCCCGACAGCCGCGAACACCGCTACTGCTAGTGGCCTCACCAAGTATTGATAAAACAATGCCAGGGCGCATACCCAACCAATAGCCGGTCGCCAACCCGACACAAAAGTGCTACTACTGGCAGCCTCAATCTTGTTGATATCGAGCTGTCCTGTCATCTGCGCGAGATCGCCGGACTGTTGTAATTTAATGAGTTCTAGCTTTGCAGTAGCAGCTTGCGCGGGATCAGGCCATAGCCGATCTATTACCTTACTACCTATATCCATAGCCGCCGTAATGGGATCCATGGCCATTATGGAGCATTCCCGCCGACACCATACGTAGCACCTGCTGGTGATTGGCTAAAGCCAATTTGTCCTGGCTTAACGTGATTATGCGTCCAGGGAGATTCCATTACAGGCCCGTAGCAGGTGGCTAACTTGGCGCCATTAACTGGTTGGGCCTGCACGTCGCACAGGTATGACCACATATTTGACATGCCTGTTTCAGCGGTTTTGCCGATAGTAAACTGCCGGAATACGGCAGGTGCCACGGCCCACGAAGGCGCTTGTGGATAGCTAGATTGCGCTGAAAATAACGACCAGACCTTACCAGGTGGAGTATTACAGGTTTTAATCATGGACATATCAGCAAACGAATCGCCGTTTAGTATTGGGCAAACTGCCATGCCCTGGCGAAAAGTCTTGCCATTAACGTTCATGGTCTTGCCGGTTAACGTGGTAGGAGAGGCAGCGCATAGCGCAAAATCGCCTTTGCATACGCCGAGCTCCACCGCCTTTACGGATCCGCACACTAATAATAAACAGATTAAAAGTCTCATTTTTCGCCTATAGGTGTTGTGGTCACAAAACGTAAGATTACTACCATGAAAGCAATTACTAACCCAATACACATTTGGGCAAATGGGCTTATAGGCAGCAATCCCACAAAACCTTGCAAGACCGACAATAGCGCGACAACAAGCGCAAATAATACGGTGCGTGATTTTAGCGCTGCTTTTAATGTGTTCATTTATCCACCTTTTTGTCTAGCTTGTCGAAAATCTTATCTAACATTGATTCTAATTTATCAAACCGCGTATCCATATCGGTTTTTCTTACATAGTAAGTTGGCAAATCTACCTCAATCTTTTGCACTGAGTTCTTAAGGCTTTGGGTGGCATCCCACACCTGCTTACACCACCATCCGACAATCGCTGACCCTAGCGCCACTGCAATGTTGAGATAAATTTGCCAGTCCATTTAGTTAACTACCTTTTCTTCTACAGGTTTCGTTAAAGATTCTTTGAGCAGATTAACAAAGGCTTGTTTTCCGACATTAAGTTGGTCAAGATTAAACTGCGAACTACCAATTTTCCTCGACAAGTCTTCAATGTGATTAACAATCATCTGCTGTTCTTGCGTCATGTCCTCGTACATATACTCAACTTCATCAATCTTGATGGGGGTCTTTTTGTCGTTACCCATTTTTGATTCTCCTATTTAGGACTGAAAGGGCAGTCCTTTACTTTACTACGCTGATACCCAAGGTAATGGTTGTTGGCTTGGCGTTACTGGAGGATTAACAATACTTTCAATCTGCCCATCCACACACGCTTCTAAATTTGATACGCCCTGTGGGGTTAATACTTCTTGTGCCCACTCAATTGCTAGGGCTTCAGTGATTTGTGCGTAAGGCACATAGTCAGGCTCATTTTGCTCTACGACTAACTGAACATTATATCCAATCGAAGCAGTTACAGGAGGTGTTGCACCGTTAGAACCTGTGAGTATCCCGTTTACATTAACTACGTAATTAGGTTGATTCGGGACATCAGGAAGGGTGGACATTGAGGTTACTGACCAGACATATGTGTTACTCATTTTAAACTCCTTTAGTTTCTAGTTGTGCTACACGGGCGGTTAATTCTTTGACGGCATTGATTAGATACCAAGTCAAGTTGTCGGCATCCACAGTCATAACGCCAGTAGATTCTGTTTTTACGCATTCAGGCAAGACCAATTGAAGTTCTTGGGCTATGACACCAAGTTGAACGCCTTCTTTTTTAATGGCTTGGTCTTGCGGTACGTCTGTAATTTCTTCAGGCAAGCGATATTCAAAATTACGCACTTGAATTGCTATGATTTTTTCCAATCCAGTATTGTTGTCAACAATGTTTTTCTTCAGTCTTTGGTCAGAAGTAATAGCCCAAAGAGTTGAGTTGTTTCCTTGGTAAATACTTCCATTTGCAACAATAAAACCAGTGTTTGAACCTTTACCTGTCGCGTTAACTCCAATAACAACTGTGCCAGTATCAGTAGCGGCAGATGGAATTGAGTTATATCCAATAAAGATATTTGATGAACCTGAAGTTGCTGTATATCCAGCCAAAGTTCCTAAAAATGTACTTGTTCCCGCAGTTGCGGCATACCCCGCCTGATAACCAACGGCGGTATTGTTAGATGCTGTGGTGTTGGATGAGAGCGCGGCATTACCTAAAGATGTATTATTTGAACCTGTGGTGTTAAGAGAAAGAGAATTAACACCTATTCCCACATTATATGAACCAGTGGTGTTTGCGCGTAACGAATCAACACCAAAAGCGTCTAATTGCAATCCCGTTGAATTTGTATAAAGAGAGCCTTTACCGACCGATGTATTATTTACACCCGTAGTATTGCTATATCCCGCCTGATAGCCAACGGCAGTGTTGTATGAGGCTGTGGTGTTAGCTTGAAGGGATTGGTCACCAATGGCTACATTGTTTGAGCCAGAGGTAACTGCGTACAAAGCACGATAACCCATTCCATTGTTATTTACGCCAGAGTAGGAAGCACCACCATAACCCGCTTGATAACCAAAATAGTGGTTAAATCCTGCTGAGTTATAGCCTGATTGATAACCAACTGCTACACCACCGCCTTGACCAGTACCCGCATAAAAGGCTTGATAACCTAAAGCAGTGCTTGAGCCTGTTCCTGTAGAATAAAGAGACTGATAACCTACAGCAGTGTTGTATGAGGCTGTGGTGTTGGAGATAAGCGCCTGATAGCCTAAAGCCGTGTTGTTGCCCCCCGAGGTGTTTGTCTGCAATGCGGCAGAACCAATACCAACATTAAAACTTCCAGTAGTATTTTGTAATGCGCCAGAACCAATACCAATGTTGTTGCCGGTAGTGGTTGCCGTTATCAGCGCATTTGTACCGATAGCAACAGAATCAGTACCTGTGGTTAATGCTTTGCCTGCTTGGTAGCCAATACCAATATTTGAACTACCAGTCGTATTAGCCGCCAAAGCACTCGTACCAACCGCCGTATTTGTCGATACAGCACCCCCGCCACGTCCTACTGTCAGACCGTAAACAGTCAAGTCAGTACCGCTGTAGAGAAGGTTAGCAGAGTCAGTTAAAAGCCCACCAGTTGTTGCGTACGTTACCCGTCCTGATGTTAAACCTGAATCAGTAATAGATGTAGAAGTCACTACCCCTGATATTGGCCCAGAAAACCCTGCCGCTGTTAGAGTAGTGCCGTTAAACGTCAAGTTAGCTGAATCAACAAAAAGGCCCGCAGTGCTTGCATAGGGAACGCGTCCTGATGTTAACGCGGAATCAGTTAACGCGCTTACAGTCGCAGCCTGACCGTATGACAACGCATCCCCGCTAGCAGTGGCAACCGCTATGCCTGTGAGCTTGTAGCCGTTAAAAGGTATGTTAGCTGTAACCGTGGTTTGTCCGTTTTTTGTGATCGCTGTCGAGAGCCCGGTGCCCAGGTCGGCGGTTAGGGCATTAAAAGCCGTGGAGGATATAACCGTGCCGGTGACTACTGGCTGGCCAGCTGTGTTGATGTTAAAGGTGCCGCTTCCGTTATATGACATGGTTAATTCCTTTTACTTGTTAAGGTTGTTGGCCGCCGTTACCAATTATTTCGATTCTTAAAGGCTGATTAAATTGACTTGTTGTTGGCACAGAGTATGGGCCAAATTTTCTAAGTGCCTCTGCCATTGCACCTGCGCCACTAGGTCTTTTTGTAAGCAGTGCAGCGGCTGCTTGCCTTCCATAAGGCAAATAAGGCAACGATGCTGCACCACCTGCTGCTAATAACTCAGGTGATATGTAGCCTGCACCGGCAGCACCGGCGCCACCAATATTAAGAGCAGCTCTGCCTGCTGTGCCTGAATCAGGATATTTAGGCGATAAAACAGATTTGCCCGCGTCCGTTAAATCTTGCATTAATGCTGTGCCTTCGGAATAAGCCCGTTTGCCAAGGGTTTTGTCCTGGGCCCTGACAGCAGCCGCTAACTGATCTGGAGTAAACTTACCTTCTAAGGATCCTTGTCTACCTGCCGCATCTCTTAATCTTGCGTATTGTGCATAACCTTCGTTAATCTTACCTAATTCTTTGGCTAATGGTGGATTTGTTCTTTGTAGGTTTTGACGCACTAAATTTAACGCTTCCTCTAATGCGCTGCCTAATTGTCGTTTGTCAAAAGATTGCTCACCTAAATATCCTTTTGCTTGTCGGCTTAACTCACTTTCAACAACCTTAAGGGTTTCTCCATTCATTAACCCGCTAGAAGTCATTTTGTTTTCTAGTTGATCGGCAATAATTTTATTGAATTGTTTGTATTCACTTTCCGGCAATTGAGAGGCTAATTGTTTTAAATTATTTAAACCAGAAGAAAATGTTGCATCAGATTTGAAAGTTAAATTAGGCAATAAATTATTATAAGCATCAGATAATTTACCTCTAACATCTGCAATACCTTCTCTGCCCATGCTTTCTGTTTTACTTCCGATAGATTTTAATGCTCTTGTTAATGCGGCAACATTAAATTCGTCTAACCCTTTTCTTCTGGCATAAGCAATAGCATCCCCAAGCAAAGGCATACTGGTTAATTTATCTTCTATTTTTTGAAAAGTACCACCTAATATTTGTCCTGGTGTTGGTGTTACACCTTCATTCATTAACATTTGCACTTGTGGGTTAACTTTAGGACTAACCACAGCCGCGACCGCTGGTATAGCGCCACCAAATGCACCACTCATTAACATTTGTTTTTCTTTTTCTTTTGCGTAATCGCCGCTTGTAACCGGTGATGTTATTCCGCCAGATAAAAGACCGGCACCTACTCCGGTAGCAATCCTACCTCCTGTAGTCAGTGCTTGAGGCATTTTTAATGCAATGGCGAGATTGGCTGGGCTAATAATATTTCCACCCATACGGGCAAAATCTATACCTTCGCTACCGGCAGCTTTTCTTTGTTGCTGATATCTTATTTCATCTTCTTTAATTTGCTGGTTAAGGCCACCTTCCGGTAACCGATCAACCAAACCCGTTTTATCTGCCAAATAATTATTAAATTGATTACCTGCTTTAACAACGCCACCAGGTAAAGCATTGGTGAGCATTTGAGCCCCTGCGGTTACAGGGTCAATAATGCCTTGCCCAACCCTCATTGCAGCAGATTTTAACCTGTCAGAAAAATTAACGTCTTGCGTAGGTGGCTGGGCAGTAGTTTGTGATGGCATTATTTTAGTTTTAATAACATTAGCCACTTCGTCATCAGACATGGACGCGGGAAATTCAACCTTGCCCATATTGGGCACTTCAACTAATCTATAATTTTCGGTCATTATTCTATTTTCC